CCGCCGAAAATTTTCCCCAAAACGCGGAGCGCGAGATGGATTTCGCGGACAAGACGGGCCTTGGCCGACCCGCGTTGCGCGAGATGCGGCAGCAGCACCTGGTGGAGGGCACAGATTGGTGGATGACCGAGAAGCCGAAGACGGTCTGGCTGGCGGAAAGCGGGCGGCGGAAGATTTTCGAGTTGATCGCGGCGCCGGAAGCCCTGGCAGCGGCCCAGGAATCGCCCAGGAGTGAAGATCTGGCGCCGGCGGGCCACAGATACCCTGACGCGGAGATTCCGCGCCTGCCGCAGAATGGCTTGATCGTGGAGCATGGCCGACCGGGATGGTGGACGGCGGACGAGGCTCGCGTCTTGCAGAACAAGTTTGCGAATCGGCGGGCCATCCTGGTGGAGTTTGAGGGGCGGCAGGTGATCTGCCGGGTGAAGGACTCGACCAATTTTCAGCCTGGGATGGTGATCCCGGTGCGGCGGTACGAGGGCATCGTCCTGGCGGCGCGTCAGCCGCGGTGGCCGGGGAAGTGGTGATGAGCGATCTCGCCCAGTTCGCGGGGTATAAGCCTGCGCCGCACCCGGTGATCCCGGCGCCGACGCCGGAGGACATACGGCGCATGGTGGACACGAAGGGTCTCGATGAGACGGTGCGGATCCTGCAGTTGCGGGAGGACAAGATCGTGGCCGAGCAGCGCGACCCGTACCGCCACGGGTACGAGCCGAAGCACTGGAAGGAGGCGGATCAGTTGCTGCTCAAGCACCGCGAACTGCTGATCAACGGCGGGAACCGCGCCGGGAAGACGGAGTACGCGGCGAAGCGGGTGGTGCAGCTCCTGGTGGCCAACAAAGGCACGCGCGTCTGGTGCCTGCACACTACGTCGATGTCGTCGATTCAGATGCAGCAGAACGTGATCTTCAAGTACCTGCCGCCGGAGTGGCAGCGGCTACGGAAGACGAAGGTGACGAATATGAGCTACACGCAGAAGAACGGGTTCTCGGAGAACACGTTTGTCCTGCCGAACGGCTCCCAGTGCTTCTTCCTCAATTACTCGCAGGACCGGAAAGTCATCGAGGGCGGCGAACTCGACATGATCTGGTGCGACGAGTTGGTGCCGCAGGACTGGATCGACACGCTGCGCTACCGCTTGGTCACGCGCAACGGGCTGTTTGTCCTGACCTTCACGCCGGTCCTGGGGTACACGCAGGCGGTCAAGGAGTTCGTCGCCGGGTGCAAGTTCACGCACGCAAAGAAGAGCGAACTCTTGGCGACCACGGTGAACGTGCCGGGACTGCCGCGGGGGACGATGCCGTACATTGCGACCTGTCATGGGAAGCGCGGCGCGGTGATCTGGTTTCACAGTATCTTAAACCCGTATTCGGACTGGGCGAACATGAAAGCCGCTCTGCAGGGGAAGACGGCGTATGAGGTCAAAATTCGCGCCTACGGCTGGGCTGAGTCGCTCCAGGGGTCGCAGTTCCCGCTCTTTGGTGAGCACAACATCGTGAAGCCCGAGGACATTCCGCGGGACGGCACGAACTACATGGTGATGGATCCCGCCGGCGCGCGGAATTACTTCATGCTCTGGCTTCGCGTCGGCACCGATGGCCGGCGCTATGTGTACCGCGAGTGGCCCGACATGAGCATCGGCGAGTGGGCGCTGCCATCGGAAAAGCCGGACGGGAAGATCGGCATTGCGCAGCGCAACGGCGCCGGTCGAGGCGTCTCGGCGTACCGTGCGCTGATCCGCGAACTCGAGGGCAAGGAGAAGATTTTCGCGCGCTACATCGACCCGAAGGCGGGCGGCACGAAGACGCAGGCGCAGGATGCCGGCATCACGCTGACGCAGCTCTTCGAGACCGACAACGACGAGGATCCGGCGGATCCCGGCATGTACTTCGAGCCGGCGGCGGGCCGCGGCATCGATGAGGGCGTCGGTATCATCAACGACTGGCTGGCCTACGATCCGAACGAGCCGATTGACGAGAAGAACCGCCCGCAACTGTACGTCTCCCGCGACTGCCAGAACCTGATCTACTCGCTGCGTGAGTGGACCGGCCAGGATGGCGACAAGGGGGCGACCAAGGATCCAATCGACTGCCTGCGCTACCTGGCCGTCATGGACCCCGTGGATCACGGCAAACGCTCCTTCGCCGCGGTGGGCGGCGGCTCCTACTGATGACGACGTATCCACTTTTACTGACGCGCAAGCAGGCGAGCGAACTGACCGGCCTCGATGAGAAGTACTTCGACCGGCTGCGCCGCGCCGGAAAGCTGCGCACCTACCGCACGCTCGGTGGCCTGCATCGATTCTACCGCGACGAGATCCTCGAGTACATCGGGGCCAACTTCAAACCACCCGCCAAGCCATGAGCTACGACTACAAATCCGCCAATCCGTCCGCTGACCAACTGGTCAAGGCGTCCGACAAGCCAGACGTCAACTATCTCAACTACGAGTTTCAGCGCAGCCTGTACACGGGCAACAACGTCACCCGCGTCGACAACAACGACAGTGTGCGCTACTGCAAGTGGAGCGGCCAGACGGACGACGGCAAGAAGTGGTCAAGCACCCGCCCCGATGGCGAACAGGTGTTCCCGTTTGAGGGTGGCTCCGACGTGCGCGTGCGGCTCGTTGACGCGACGATCAACGAGATCGTGGCCATGCTGACGACGTCCTTCGAGCGCGGCGCCCTGCAGGTTTCCGGCGTGGATCTGGGCGATGCGGGGAGCGCCGCGGTCGCGACGGAGCTGATGACCTGGATCCGCGAGAACAAATTGAAGACGGACCTCCAGCGCGAGGCCGAGCTGCTCGCCCAGTACGGTCAGCAGTACGGGTGGGGAGTGGCCCACGTCGCCTGGGATCAGAAGACGGCCACGCGCTGCCAGAAGATCACGTTCCAGGAGGTGCAGCAGATCGCGGCGCAGGCGGCGCAGGGAAACCCCAACTCCATCCTGGCGCAGTTGCCAACCTTGATCGCGACGCCGGAAGCCGAGGAGCAGGCGGCGGATATCATCACGACGGTGCTGCCGGATCTGACGATCCGCGACGCCCGCAAGTTTGTCCGCGAACTGCGCGAGGAGGGGACCGGCGAGTACGAGGAGGAGTACGTGCAGCGGAACCTGCCGATTGTCACGGCGCTGAAGCCGTTCGATGAGGTTTCGTTCCCGCCCGAGACCATCGATCTCCAGCGGGCGCGCTGCATTTTCCGGCGCGAGTATTTCACCGAGGTGGAGCTGCGGGCCATGGTGACCAACGCCGAGTGGAGTGAGGAGTTTGTCGACAAGGCGGCGGTGACGCAGGGGCGCCAGAGCTGGTACAATAACCCCAACCTGGTGACGACGTCGCTGAACGTCAGCGGCACGGTGCGGAACGATCACCTGATCGAGATCGTGCATTGCTACACGCGCTCGCTGTCGCCCAACGGGACGCCGGCGATCTACTACACGGTCATCTGTCCGCAGCTCGGCTCCGAATTGTACGCGAAGCACGAACTCTTGGACTACGCCCACGGGGAGTATCCGTTTGTGGAATACCGGCGAGAGCGGGTGCGCCGCGCCATCTGCGAGTCCCGCGGCATCCCCGAGCTGGCCATGACCGACCAGGAGGAGATCAAGGCGCAGCATGACTCCATCCGCGACCGGACGGCGTTTTCCACGCTGCCGCCCATCAAGGTGCGGAAGCGCATCGGCATGGTGAACAAAATTGGTCCTGCGGTGCAGTTGCCGGTGACGCAGATGGATGACTACACGTTCATGGACCCGCCGCGCTCGAGCATCCAGGAGGCCATGGTCGTCATCCAGCAGGTGGAGACCCGGCACGCCAACTACTTTGGCCTGCAGAATGCCAACGTGCCGCCGTCGAAGGCCGCGGTCATCATGCAGAAGGAGGTCAACAACTGGTTCGGCACCTGGTCGAAGATCTTCAGCCAGATGTTCAAACTCTGTCTGCAGTACATGCCGGAGGAGGAGATCCAGCGCATCACCGGGCAGACGATGCCGAAAAATCTGAGCGAGATCGCCGGGTGCTTTGACTACATCTTGAAGTTCGACGTTCGCGAAATGAACGACGACTACGTGATGAAGAAACTGCAGGCCATCTCGCAGTTCGTCATCCCGCTCGATGCCGGCGGTGTCATCGACCGGAACAAGCTCATCAAGGCGATCACCTCCGCGATCTCGCCGGACGCCGCGCGCGAAATGATCATCGATCAGGCCGGCGCCTCGCAGCAGATGTTCAAGTCGGTGCAGTCCGACATCGGCCTGATGATGCTCGGCAACGAGGCGCTGTACGTGGAGAACGATCCCACCGCCCAGACCAAGCTCCAGTACGTGCAGCAGGTCATGCAGTCGAATCCCAAGGCGCAGGCGGCGGCGCAGCAGGATCAAAACTTCCAGCAACTGCTGCAAAAGTACGTACAGAACCTCCAGTTCTCGGTGACGCAGCAGCAGAACAGCCAGGTGGGACGCATCGGGGTCTCGCCGGCCACGCCGCAACCCGCCGCATGAAGCTCGAGCATATAAACGCCTTCGCCTTCGACGGTCAGAATCACCTCTGGGACGCACTCCTGGCCCACTGTCAGGAGTGTATACAGGACGAGGTCGAGACGGCGATCAGTCGCGAGGTGAAGGGCGAGGACCGCACTCACGCCGCAGGGCGCGCGGAAGCGATGAATGACTTCCTCCTTTCGCTGCACCAGCTCCGCGAAGAGGCGCTGAAACGCCGCGGCTAGGGATGATATAGAGAAAAGGTGGGTAGACCTTGCCCGACCTGTCCGGCCTATAGGCAAAAAATGTCCGGTCTGCGCTAAATGCGGGACCGGGCTTTCTGCGCCGCGCCCCGAAAGCGACGCTGTATACGACCTCTTGGTTGGTCGCTAAACGCCATGCCGACAGAAAAGACAGTTGAGGCCGCGCCGGTTAACGGAACGGACGCGAACAAGCCTCTGACAACCTCCGTGGGTGAGAAGCTCGGTGCGCTCGATGAAGCGAAGCTCAGTGCTTTGCTACGCCGAACGCTGCTGGACGAGCCAGCTCAGGAACCTGCCAAGCCTGCCGCGGAGAAATCCGAGGAAACGACGGCGGAAAAAACGTCCGAGGAAACTTCGGCAAATGCCGAGGCGACCGACGACAACAACGCTCTTTCTCAGGAACCGACCGAACAGGTCACCCAAGATGAGTCGGAGAACGAGCAGGCGACAGAAGAGCCTGCCGAGGACGATGGCCTGCCCAAGGGCGTCAAAAAGCGCATCGACAAGCTGACCGCACGCAATCGCGATGCCGAGGCGAAGGCGAAGGTGCTCGAGACGAAACTGGCCGAACTTGAGGCGAAGCTGAATCAAAAGCCCGCTGCCGATGACGCGCCTGTAAAACCCACCGCCGACAACCCGTACCTGCACCTACAGGCGCAGATCGACGTGGAAGCGGCGATGGCCGAAGCGAAGCGTGTGCGCCGCTGGGCGGAAATGAACCCCGATGGCGGGGTCGTCAAAGGCAACGATGGCAACGAGACCGAGTACACCTCCGACGAGGTGCGCCGGATTAAGCTCAACGCCATCGAGGCACTCGAGGATCACCTCCCGCGGCAACTGCAATATGTACAGGCCCGCGCGCAGATCGATCCGCAGGCAGAGTCGACGTATAGCTGGTGGAAAGACCGCTCGAGCCGCGAATATAACGCCGCGCAGAACATGCTGAAGGCGTTTCCCGAACTGCAAAAGTTCCCCGACTACAAGATGGTCGTCGGAGATTACTTGCGCGGTGCGGCAGTTCGCGAAGCGGAGTACTCCAAGCAGAAGTCCGCGACGAGCGCCAAGCCCGCCATCAAGAAAGCGCCGGCCCAGCCCACTCGGCCAGCCGCCGCTCCTCCGACCGTTACGCCGCAGGATAGGAGAGCCACGGAAGCCGACTCGCGGTTCCGCAAGGCGCCCACCTCCGCGACCCTCAAGGATGTTCTGTTCAATCGGTTCCTGTAACCAGGAAACCACTACAATGGCTCAACTCTACGAACGCTCTCAGGTAGGTAAACGCGAAGACCTCGCCGATTACATCTCGCTGGTCGACGCTAAGGACACCCCCTTCGTCTCGATGGCCCCCAAAGGCTCCAAGCCGGGGAACACCTACCTGCAATGGCAGGCCGACAACTTCCCGGCGACGGCCACCACCGGCACCGTCGACGGCACCGACGTCACCAGCGGCGACTACCAGAATCTCAATTCTGGCCGCGCGCTCCTGGCCAACTACATCCAGGTCTTCCGTCGCCCCGTGCGCGTGTCGCCTCTCTCCGTTGACGTCTCTGTCGTCGCCGGTCTGAAGGACGAACTCGCCGGCATGGTCGCCAAGGGCATCACGCTGATGAAGCGGGATATGGAAGCGACCTTCCTCTCCACCAACGACGGCCAGGCTGACAACGGCACCGTGCCGTACCTCACCAAGGCTCTCGGCTCTTGGATCAGCACGACCGGCGGCACGACCCCGGCGGTTCCCGCCGCGTTCCGCACGCCTGCTGGTTCCATCGTCGGCAGCGCCGCCGCCGCCTCCACGCTGACCGAAACGAACGTGCAGGATCTGCTCACCTCGATCTGGGGCCAGACCGGCACCTATCGCGATTACGACGCCATCGTCGGTTCCACGCTCAAGCGGTCGTTCACCAACCTGCTGTTCACGACCTCGCAGAACGCGAACACGAACACCAGCGCGACGATCCGCACGTTCAACCGCGAATCCGACGCCTCGAGCTACATCAGCTCGGTGGACGTGTTCGAAGGCGACTTCGGTCGTCTGCGCCTGCATCCCGATGCGTTCATGCCCGCCGCGTACCAAGGCTATGTGGTGCCGATGGACATGGTCGAAATCCGCTACTCGAGCCTGCCCGAAGTGCGCAACCTCCCCGACTACGGTGGCGGTCCCGCGCGCTTGATCGAGGCCGTCGCCGGCCTGGTCGTCAAAAACCCGCTCGCGTTCGGTAAGTTCGCCTTCACGAGCTAATGATCGAGACCCTCCCGCCGGACTTGTACAGGCCACTGCTGGATGAGTTCCGGCGGGGGTGGCATCGCGAAAAAGTGCTGGGCGCCGTTGAAGCCAAGAAGGCTGCGGTGCTGGCCAAGAAGTATCACCGGGGCGTGGACGGTTTGGGCCGTCTACGCGCCCGCATTCCCGCATCCTCGTTTCACTATTGGGGCCAGCGACTGGGTTACCAGTGCTGGAACGATGAGAAGTTCTTGTCCGATTACATTCGGGACAACGACCTCGAGGTGAAGGGCGGCAAGACGAAGCTCTCAGTCGGATACGGCAAAAGCACCGCCGAAGGTTCAGTTGCGCTTTTAGACCAATTTGGTCGCCCCGCTTGATGCGAACCGTCGACTTCAGTTCCCTCCTTTTTCGGTACTGCCAGGTGGCCGGGTTGGATCGCAATGCGATCACCACGCCAAATTATCAGCAGTTCCGCGACTTTCTCACCACGCGCCTTGAGCAGGCGTGGAAAGCCAACGACTGGCCGGACCTGATCCGCATCTCGGATCCGATCTCCGTCTCCACCGGCGGCACGGGCATTCTAACGGCAACCCTTCCCGCAGACTGCGGCGAGGTGCTCTCCGTCTACAATCAAGATCCGCGGCTCACCACTCGAGCGCGCCTCCTTAAATACTTTATCTACGAAAACGGAACGACGCAGGCGATCAACATGATCGACAACGTCACGCCGGTGTACGTCGAGTATCGCGTCCGCGCTCCGGCCATGTTCGGCGATCCGTACAGTGCCACCGTGGCCTACTCAGCCGGCGCGCAGATGTATTTCGATACCTCAAGCATCAGCGGTTCCTTCACGCCGACCGCGGGCAAGGTGCCAGCCGGCAACCTGTACGAGTGCATCGTCGCCACGACGGTGGGCCAATCTCCCGCGACGACGCCAAGCGCCTGGTCGCTCATTGAGATCCCGTACATTTTTTCGGACTATCTCATTCGCGCCTGCAACTCGGACTTCCTACGCTCCGAGGGTCAGTTTGAGCAGGCGATGGTGGCCGAGCGCGAGGCCGAAGCCGCCCTTGAGCGCGAGGTTGACCGCATTCTCCGCAGCGAGGGCCAGGTCCGCCGGCCAAGTGTATTCACGTACTAACTACAGCCATGCAACTCACAAAGGCAATCAACCTATACCCCAAGCCGAACGGCACCAAGGCCGACGAGCGACTCACCGTCTCTTCCACTGGGGTCTCTTTTGCCACCACTTTCGACATCACGACCGGCTACGTTCTCATCGACGTGCAGGACGCCGACGTGATGGTGACTTTTGACGGATCGACTCCGACATCCACCAACGGTCACCGCTACAACTCCGGTGAGCGCGAATACTGGTCTCGCCAGAAAGCGCAGGCGGCAAAGTTCATCCGGCAGGCTAGCACCGATGCCGCAGTTCAAGCTTCGCAGTTTACGGACTAATCAGTCATGCGGGCGCTGCTCTCCCGGTTCAGACGGAAAGTCCTGACCGTAGTAGACGCCTACTACGCGCAGGAGAATGGCGCGTACCTACTCCTCGAGGACGGCACCAATATCATAGCCGAATAACATCATGGCCGATCCCAAGAAAATCTCCGGTCTTCCGCCCGCTTCCAGTGTCAACACCAGCGACTACACTGTCCTGGTTGATGGAGTCACTGTTCAGAATAAGCGTGCCACCATCGCGCAGATCATGGCGGTCGCGGGCGGCGGCACGGTCACGTCGGTCAACGCATCTGGGACGCAGGGCGTCAGTGTGGCCGGCGGGCCAGTTACCTCGAGCGGATCGCTCTCAATTGGTCTGGGTGCGATCACGCCGGCATCGGTGGCGGCTTCCGGCACGGTCACCGGATCCAACCTTTCCGGCACGAACACTGGGGACCAAACGATTCAACTCCTGGGCGACGTCGAGGCCGCGGGCGGCACCGGCAACCTGACTACGGTCATCGCGACTGGCGCAGTCACGAACGCAAAGCTGGCCAACATGACCGGCCCAACGGTCAAGGGTCGCACCAGTGGCAATGGCACGCCGAGCGACGTCACAATGGCGCAGCTCAACGGCATGCTGCCGGCATTCGTTCCAGACTCCGGCACCGGCGGCACCAATGGTCTGGTTCCCGCGCCAGCCGCAGGCGATGCGGCGCAAAAAAAGTTTCTGCGCGCCGATGGCGCATGGGCAACGACCGACCTCAACGACCTTTTGCCGACGCAGACCTCCAACGCGGGCAAAGTGCTTTCGACTACTGGCACAACCACGCAGTGGGTTGCGGCACCTGGTGTAGGCACCGTGACCTCCGTCAACGTGGCCGGCGATGGTCACATCACCGCAAGCGGTGGCCCAGTGACTGCTGCTGGCACGATCAGTGTTGCGCTCTCCAACACGGCAGTGACGCCAGCAACATACGGCAGCGCGTCTGCGGTTCCTATCCTGTCGGTCGATGAAAAAGGGCGGATCACAAGCGCGTCGACCGCATCGCTTGGCACACTAGCAACGCAGAACGCTACCTCGGTCACTGTCAGTGGCGGCACGATCAACTCCACGGCCATCGGCGCCACGACGCCGAGCACCGGCGCCTTCACGACCCTTTCCAGCAGCAGCACGACGACGCTCAACGGGACCACGATCCCGGCTTCCTCGACCCTGCTGACGAGTGGCGGCGCGCTCGGAACTCCTAGCTCTGCAACGCTGACGAACGCGACCGGCCTCCCTGTATCAACCGGCATCAGCGGACTCGGAACGGGCGTAGCAACTGCGCTCGCGGTCAACGTCGGCTCTTCCGGCGCACCTGTAGTCAATGGCGGCGCGCTCGGAACTCCGTCGAGCGGCACGGTCACGAACCTCACGGGTACGGCGAGCATCAACATCAATGGGACTGTGGGCGCGACGACTCCTAGCACGGGCGCGTTCACGTCGCTGTCAGCAACGACGAGTGCTCTTGTCTCTAATAACGGCGACACTTCATCGGCGAACTATCCTTCGACGAGCACCCGCTTGGGTGGATCATTCGATGGGCCGAACATCATGACGATGCTGTCGTACGGAGCTAATACGGCAATGGTGCAGGGCGTTGCCGGTGGGACGAAAGCGTCGCCTACACAGACGACTTCTGGTAGTCTTCTAATGATTCTCGGAGGATACGGCTATAATACGACGAACGGTTGGGGTGGAGGTTCAGGTACGTCAAATGCACGTATGACATTTGCTGCAACGGAGAATCATACCAATACCGCTCAAGGAGCAAAAATCTCATTCGATGTAACGCCTAACGGCACCACATCTCGCGTCACAAGTTTCGCGCTCGAACAAAGCGGCACGGCGACAATCGGCGTTGGCAGTACTACTGGCTTCAACATCGTCCTTAAAGAATACACCACCGGCACAGTCCGTAATTGGGGTATCCGCGACGACGCCGGAGTTAATCGCCTTCGCTTCGCTCGTGGAGGGACTGACTATGCCTTCTGGGATGTCGTGAAGACCGCAGCCGCCGACTCGGTTGACTACAACATCTGGGCGGCAGAGGGATCTCATAGTTGGAAGATAGGCGGCACGCAGATTGCCGAGATCAACGCGAATGATTTGTATATTGCCAGCGGCAAGGGTCTTCGCCTCGGCAACGCCTACGTGGCCGGCGCGCCAACGGCCACCGGCTACGTTGTCATCAAGGACTCGACCGGCACCTCGTACAAAATCCCAGCCGTGGCTGTATAACGCATGGACAACCCAACGCCAAAACAAGCTCTCGAAATTCTCGCGCAGGCCGCTGCCGAATTTCGCGGGACGCGGAAAGATCACGAGATGATCGAACGCGCTATCCGCACGCTGACTCCGCTCATTGAGCCGAAATCGGAAGCGGTCGTCGAATCCAAATGAGCAAGCCGGACATCAATCTCCATTCGTTCAACGGACCCGACTTTGATGGTGCGGTCGTGACGATGCTGGACGAGATTCGGCCCGGTAGTGAAATCTCGGATACGCTCAAGTTCACCTCCCGACTGCACGACTTCGTTGGCAATTTCGGTCACGTCATTGGCGGGCGCGAGGACTGCGTGGACATTAACAACCACTCGCAGCGGATTCGGATTGAAGCGGGACTTTGGGAGCCGCGCGGCAAGTACCTCGCGACGATCAAGGGCGGCTCGAAAGACATCCATTTGAGCGGGCGCGTGCGTGGCCACGGAAGGGAGGTGGACATCGACATCGGCAACATCAGCGACCAGTCGGACGACCCGACCGGGCCGGTGTACCTCAACCTGCTTCACGAACGCGGCGAGCCGATCACGGTGCGCGTCATAAACGGCGAACGCCCGCTGCTTCTCAACGAGACCGAGCAGAAGTACAAAATCGTCCTCAAGGTGCCGACCTTCTGGGGAAAACTCTTCGCCAAACTCGTCGCACTTTTTCGCTAACCCCTTTTTTCCATGGCGCAGCTCCAAGCAGGGACCACTTACAGCAACACTTCGCCTGGCAATCAGGTCAACGCGACGAATCTCAACGCGCACGTCAACGCCGCGATCCTCCTCCCTGGCGCCATCACTGACCAGACGCTCAAGAACACGCCGACCACCGCGGATCAGATTCTCATCCACTCTGCGGCAGATTCGGCACTGCGCAGGGCCACGCTCGACACCATCCCAGTCGCACCTTCGCAACTATCCAGTACGGTTCCCGTCGCTAGCGGCGGCACCGGAACGACCACCATCACGGGCTACGTTAAGGGCAACGGAACATCTGCTTTCAGCGCGTCGGCCACAATTCCGGTTGGCGATCTGAGCGGCACACTTTCAGTCGCTGCTGGCGGAACCGGCACCACGACGGTCACGGGCTACGTGAAGGGGTCCGGCACTTCCGCTTTCACGGGTTCAGCCACGGTCCCGGTCACCGATCTAAGCGGCACACTTTCAGTCGCTGGCGGCGGCACCGGAACGACCACCATCACGGGCTACGTTAAAGGCAACGGAACATCTGCTTTCAGCGCGTCGGCCACAATTCCATTCTCCGACATCACCGGCACGCTTGCGGTCGCCGCGGGCGGCACCGGCGCGACTTCGCTCACCGGCTACGTCAAAGGCTCCGGTACTTCTGCGCTCACAGCGTCAGCCACGGTTCCTTTCGCCGACGTCACTGGCACCGTTCCCATCGCCCAGGGCGGCACCGGCACCACCACGGCGCCTCTCGCCCGCGTGGCCCTCAATCAGGGCGTAACGGCACTTACTGACGCTGCCACGATCACCACCGACTGCGCGACGAACAATGTATTCAGCGTCACGCTTGGCGGAAACCGCACGCTAGGCTCGCCCAGCAATCCGGTCGCCGGCGCCACCTACCTCTGGATCATCACGCAGGACGGCACCGGCAGTCGCACCTTGGCCTACAACGCCGTTTTCAAGTTCCCGAACGGACTGGCACCAACCCTCTCCACCGGCGCCAACAAGATCGACGTTCTCTCCGGCATCTACACCGGCTCGGCCTTCCTCTGCGCACTCGTAAACGACCTGAGCTGATGTTCGCCTTCCCGTTCAGCATTTTTGCAGGCCAATCGCCGTTCATTTATGCGACCGGCGGAACGACGAGCGTTGACCCATCGGATCCGAATTACCGGATCCATGAGTTTAATTCCAATGGCACCTTTGAGGTTATCCGCTCGCCTGTTGGCGCGACGATCAACTACATGCTTGTCGGCGGCGGCGGCGGCGGCGGCACGGGCGGCGGCGGCGCCGGCGGTTACGTTTACGTCTCAGGTTCCAGCATCAGCGTGGGAACCTATTCAGTGGTCATAGGCGCTGGCGGAAGCGGAGCTGGCGGGAACACCACCTTCTTCTCAAAAACCGCGCTGGGCGGCGGCGCCGGCGCGACCAACGCAGACGGTAACTCCGGCGGTTCCGGCGGCGGCAGTTCCGGTGGCCCTGGGCCAGGATGGACTTCGCGATCTGGCGGTTCCGGTCTGCAACCCGGTTCCGCGTCCGGCGGCTACGGCAACGCCGGCGGCGGCAATGATTCATTCAACGGCACGGGCGGCGGCGGCGGCGGCGCTGGCGGGGCCGGCTCACCGGGCGGCAGCGGAACGGGCTTGGGTGGCGCCGGACGTGCAGCGGACGTTGGCACTGGAACATTCGCGGCAGGCGGCGCTGGCAGCGCGACGACTCCTGGCGTTGCTGGAGGCGCCAACACCGGCAACGGCGGCGGAACCAATGCATCAGGGGGCAGCGGAATCGTCCGCATCAGATACAGATTCCAATGAGCCAATCTGCCAAAGACGCCACCGGCGTGATCGCCACCATTACCTCCGCTTCCGGCACCATCGTGGGCTGGCAGTCCCAGTTGGAATTCTGGCTGCGCATCGTGTCGCTGATCGTCGGCATCGCCGCCGGCCTGTATACACTCTGGCACTACACCAACAAACGCTGATGGCTCTTTTTGACCAGTACCTCGTCGAGGCCGAGAACGGGTTCACCGGCATGCAAAGCCGCAGCAACCCGCTCGAGCTTAAACCTGGGTTCGTGCAGTACGCCCAGAACATGCGCTTTGACCGCGGGACGGCCACGGTGCGCAAGGGGTCCAAGCGCCTCACGACGGACGGGGTGGTCACCGAAAGTCTGTTTGATTCCGGCGTCTACTCGACCTCTGAGGGCATCGAGAAGATTGTCATGGTTGCCGCCACGACCCTCTACGTTTATGACACCTCGACTGCCCTGATCACCGCAGTGGCCCACCCAACGGGACGCACCGTCACGTCGACCGACAAAGTCTGCTGCTTCCAGGCGGACAGTCGCTTCTTCATCCTCCGCGGCCAGGGCGCCTCGAGACAGGCGGTCTCCGGCATCACTCGCTCCGGTAC